ACGTTGGTGAAGCGATAGATGTCACCAGAGTTAAACTCGCCTTCATCAATGATAATGGCACCTGTACCAATACCCATGTCGAGCAAGGCAGGATTGATCTCAGTGTCAAAGTTGGAATGGTTCAGAGCATTGAAGAATTCTCTAGTGCCAGACTCCAAGTCCTTATCGACTGAAGCTTTCTCGCTTTCCGGAATGTCAGTACCAGATACTAAATTGGCCCACTCTTTCCAGCTTGGCAGAGTAGAACCCTTGATGCGGGAAGCGAACTGCTCCAAACCCATAACAGCCGTGGAGTCGAATACATGGCGATTCTTTTCCTGGCCAGGCGAATGAAAGCGAAATGTCTCACGCTGCGGAGCAACAAAGTCATAGGCTTCTTGGTGAATAGAGCGGAACTGATCATATTCAGCCTTGGCAGATTTGAACCGCTTTAATAGCTGGTCAACGCCGCCCAAATCTTCCAAAGGCATGATTAACCTCCCAGCTTTTTAGCTGTAGCAGGAGTAGGAGCAACACCTGTTTCGCCAGTTGCCAGCAAAGAACCACGCTGACCGCCTTTTGCAGCAAGAGCTCGGCGACGAGCCACCTCATCTTCTGCTTCTGCTGCTTTACGCTGCTCTTCTTGCTGCTGCTTCCGCAAGGCTTCCTGTTGTAATCTGGCCGCCTTCTTGGCCGATTCTTCACCTGGCTTGAGTGCACTGCTCATTTATCAATCTCCAATAGAGTTGTTTTGGTGTCCATAGAAAAAAACTGTTGATACCTAATACACCTTTCACAATATCAACACAAGTGAAGATATTAAAGAACTGCAATGGGGTAGTCGGGTCAACAGATGATCGAATTGTCACTATTTTAGCACTATCGCCGCAGTAATCCCTAACGGTTGGGTATATCTCTTTGGGTTCAATATCAACCTGCAGATGGCTGCGACGATTATTAATAACCTTCCAGTATTGACCGCCATAGCTCTCACCAATGATGTAGCAATGCTGAAAATCAGGATCTAACAGCCTAAACACCCAGTGAGAGTAGTTCGATTTCTCAAACACCACATGATAAAGCTCTGAGTCTGCATCTGAATGAATGCTCAAAATACACCCCACTCGCCTGTAGATACCGGTGCACTCCAGGTGTTATTGGCATCTCTGTGGCTCAAGGCAAAATAACGAAAGGCGTCAGCGTAATGCGATGACCAGTCATGCAGTGGTCTTGGCTTAAATACACCCTTGGCTTCATCAAACTCCTTGCGATATGACCGCAACGCTCTAAGGCCGTCAGCAGTGTATGGCTTGTTAAACCAGCATTTAGGCAGGATAGCCCTTGCTGCTTGAATACCATCGTCTACAGGGACATTGGGGGCCACCTGGAAGGCAATACCCAATGATCTGGCCATCTCCAGCCTAGACTTACCCGAACCCAGCTCTCTTACTGCAATATCGTGCGGAGCGTAATGCGATCCCATAACAGCCTGATTCTTGTCACGCCAGTCGTGGATATAGTTCACATAGTGGGCCAGCCCTTCCCCTTGGTTCTCATAAGTGTGGAGAATGCGGATCTCATTGGCTACCTGCTGCACAAACCAGATGGCCGTTGAGTCAGATACACCCAAATCCCAGTAGGTATTCACTGGAATGCTGGCCTCGACAGGAATATTCATTACCTGCTCTTGATTGATGTACTTGGCGTAATAGGCCCCATCCCTGTTGGCTACCGGCAAGCCTTCCCAGATATGCTGGTAGAGATTTTCATTCATGGACTTCATGGCCAGACGCTCTTTCTCCAGCTCTTCAGGGAACCACGGATTCTCTGAGTAGTTCACCTTGACTACATAGGCATCTTCAGGAGGATTGGCCACAAAGCGTTGATAGGTGTCATCCATCTCATCAGCAGGGTTAAAGCTAACCCATATCTCAGAACCAGGCTTTCGGATGGTAGGAATCAAAGTATTCCAGCTTGTGGCAGATACTTGGTCAGCCTCCTCACACCATACAATATCAATCCCTTCCATTGACTTGATCTTGCCAATGTTGGATTTAAGGCCCTCGAATATGAAACGAGAGCCATTCTTACCAAGAATCTGAGTATTTTGAATGTCGAACTCTGACTCTACACCCAGTCGATAGATGGTATCGGATAGAAGCTGCAGGCAGGAATCTAGAATAGACTTCTGGATCTCACGCGCACATAAGACACGGGTAGGCTTTTCCAGTGAGCGCATAACCAGCATATTAGCGATAGACCATGACTTGCCACTACCACGGCCACCGTATGCCACTTTGTATCTGTTAGGCTCTAAGAAGCCCAAGAATGGCTCAGGAATCTTTACTGGCTGAAGCACTGACAACCTCGATCTTAAAGCCTGTTACCTTATTATCATCCCCTGAAGTTGATAGCTCAGTTGCTTTTAAGTCAGGAAGAATCTTGCCTAGTAATACCTTTGCGGCATTAACTTGGCTTTGAGACATAATATCCTCATCACTAAGCGCATGATTTGTAAGGCGATTTATAAGCTGGGTTGCTTGTATCTTCGCCCTAGTGTTTGCGTCATTAGCGATGCGTCTTGTTCGTGCGGCCATAATATCAATTAACGGCTTGGATAGGGGTCACAATTACCCACTTTGCACTTGTCTACTGGCTTGCAGAGTGGGGATGATGGGTTACACGCCATTGAAGGCATGGACAGTATTAGTGCTAACGCGAAAAGACAGCACTTCATATTACTCACCTCGATATTTTTGCATATCTTTCATTTCAGGAGTCCAGCGGGTTAAGCCGAATTCTTTAAGGTGGTTTCCGTTACCAGTCAGTGTAGCAATTTTGGCGATGCAGTTTTCTAGGTTTTCCAGTCTCTGCTCTACTGACAGCTTGGCCAGGATGCTCGGCTGTTCTGCAGGCTTATCCTGTTGCTCTTGTTGCTCTGCTGGTTTACGTCTAGTGGATGATGATTGAGTCATTGCGTTGCTCCATTAGTTTTTGTTCTGCCACTTGTAGCTTTTCAGCTATGAAAATTTTATCTGTTTTTGTTTCTGCGCCAGTGATTACTAGCTTTCTGAGCTGTTCAAACATCTCTTGGCCGTCTCTACCGCCTTTTGCGCAGACGTATGCCAGCTCTTGTAAGGCTTCTGCGGCCTTTTCTGGTGTATCGAAAGCCAGTGCATTGGTGGCTTCGTCAATCATTTGGTTAATAGCGTCTGCTGGATCAAGTTCAGGCATGGCTTAGAATTTCCTGTCCAGAGTGTAGTCGCCGTCACCGTTTGCTGATTCCTCAACAATGCTGACACTGCCCTCTCTGGCTGTCTGAAGGACTTTGGCCATTGCGAAGTTAAGGGCGTCCAAGCGGTGATAACGCTCTCTTAGCTGGTTGATCTCATTCCAGAACTTTTCCTCTCTCAGCTTGGCCTCTTTCTTTGCTGCCAAGTGGATGTAGAAAGACACTGTACCCAGTACGATAATCATTATCAGCAGGATCAGGTCTACTGAGGTTGCCCCCAGAGAGATCATTAGCTGTCGAAATAAAGCGTCTGGCATTAATCAATCCTCAATAGAGCCACAAATAGCCCTGTTTTCTTATCACTCTATCCATTCTGACCCATGTTTTAGTGCCGTTATGCCAAGTTACGCGGTATCTCAGACCGCGCCTTGCTGCTTTTCCGGTCATGGGCTTGGATAGGTCTATTATTTTCATAGCACCCCAATTGCCACAATCACACCGAAGATAAAAACCACTCCAATAAACTGTGTCAGTTTATGCTCAATTTGATCATACATAATAACTACTTCATCAATAATTAAAGGTCTTTGCTGTTGTTGATGTAGTTATTATTTCTTTATTTATTGTTATCTGATTCTATAACTATGCTGTTATTTTCTCAAGCTCTCTGGCCTTTTTTGTGTACTTAGCTTTAATTTCTTTTAGCTCTTCGATGGTGTACCGCTTTAATTCATGCGGCCCTTCTATCCACTCCACCGCCCTAATGCCAATCTTTTTAACCAGGTTAATCC